TCTAATAGCAATGTATTAGTAAAAGATAGTTTAAACAAACTAACATATATAACTAACATTGTTAGAGAGGTGATTAGCAGTAAGGGGTACTCGAAAGAGGACATTATAAGTAGACTAGCCACTCTAACCCCTGACAGACTGAAACAAGCTATAAAAGAGAATGACAATATATGGTATTGTAAGTTGGCATTAGAGGAACAATCCAAGAATGAAACTCAGCTCGTAGATATACCCAAGAATATCGTTAATAATGTGAGAAAGAGAACCAACTACTTTTATAAAAGCAAAGTACATAGTAACAAGAGGGAAGATGCCAGGAAGAACAAAACAAAAGATTTTCTGCGAGGCAATGACAAGGACAAGCATTAGAGAAGGTAACCCTAGACAATGTAGATCAAAGGGATATTTTACTCCAACTAAACGTAGGTTCTTATGCTGCCACCATGCAGGAAATCAATCCACAGACACCAAGACAAGAAAATATAAAGGACTTTTTAAGAATACGAAAGTACCCTTGCAAAACAAGATAAATAGATTAAAAAATCTAATTAACTTTAAGAACAAAACAGATGAAGAAATCAAACAGTATATCCTCAAAGAGCAAGAACGATCTAAAACTTACGGATATAGAACAAAGTTCTATACTCGACACTTTACACGATGGCGTAACCGCTTACGAAATAAGTCGAGAAAAACAGATCAGCTTGAGGACTTTATACAATTACTTGGACAAAAATCCAAAGTTTAAAGATCAATTTTTAAAAGCTCAAGAGAGAGGAATTAAAACTCTCGTTGAAAAGATGTGTGTTATTTTTAACACTGAAACAACTGGACTTGATAACAATGAATTATTATTTGTAAGAGAAAAGAAAGACTGGTTGAAATGGATAGCTCCAAGATTATCAAGTTTATTTGTAGAAAAAACCAAACAAGAAGTTAAGCAAGACACAACCCTCCGAGTCACATGGGAAGATACCCCTGATCTTATAGATGTAGGAGCAACTGATGTTACCCCTACACCACCAAAGGATTAGTTAATATTGATGTTGTTTTAACTCTACTGTAATTGTTATATCGTTAGCATCGTGAGCATCAGATAATTCATCAAGTAAAGATATAAATTTTTTACTACTCATACCATCATTACATGTATGTGTACCCACTACTATATCTTTATCGTGTTTTTTCTTTTTCTCATTCCACTTACTGCCGATTACTTTTACAAATGTTTTGTCAAAGTACATTGTTTACCCTTTCTTTGTTTGTTTTTATAATGAGTATATATAACACCTTGTACACTCAATATACTTAAGCACGTTAGAGCTTGAAGCTCTTTCATACTTAAATCTTTTTTACCACTTGCTATCAAAGTATTTTGATAAGTGTCTTTGTAATTTTTCATCATGTTTTTTTTTCTTATCCTTCCATAACTGCCATAATCCAACAGCTAAACAAGTTATTATAATTAATATTAATTGCTTATCACTTGACATATTTTATTATTTCCTTCCTAATTGTTTTCATAGTAGCTTTAATTTATTTTTATTTATTTTCTGTAAAGGGTCTATAAATATTGATTGTTCTTCAGCTTGAAAATGATCTTGATCATAATCAAAAAACCACTCATCGCTACCTTTTAAGATTGCTTCGTCATAGTCTTTAGCTTTGACTTCAGTTTCCCACTGAATACTTACTTTGTATGTTTTTTGCTTCTCGCTACTCATCTGATACCTCTTTCACTTTAAATCTTACTTCAAATATTCCATCATCATCCTTACCATAGTGAGCAACGATTTGATTTTTATTTACAAAATCACATACAAGTTTTTCAACATAGTTTCTTGAAAAAATCTCATAATGATTAGGACTATTCTTTATTTGTTTTTTATTACTCATTTATCCCCCTTTTGTTTTTTATTTCTCTCATCTAAAAACTGAATTACATTCGTTGCTAAATGAGATCCATTTGTTTTACTGATATACTTAAACGTATTTACATCATCGATCTTATCTTGAGCTTGTTGCATAGTGTCATTGATATTAAAATTAAAGCCGTACTTATCCTTTAATATTTTTAAGACTGATACAAAGTATTTAGCTTTCATATTTTACTCCCATTTTATTATTTTTTTTCCTGTAAAATTTCCAATTACTATTGTCGGCAATATCTTGATGAATTTTAATTCTAATTTTATCAGCTTGTAAAAAAAGATTTCTAATTTCATCTGATATATTTGCTGTTGTATTGAGTTGATTAGTTGCATTAAACCAATCTGCCATTAGTTCGGCTTCTTCTTGTGTATATTTAGCTTTCATCATTCCCCCTTTTTTTTATATGTTTTAAATCATCGTATAAAGAACACCACTCATAAAAATCATCATTATCATCTTTATATTGCATAGCAAAGAATGGATCATTATATTGGTTCTCACGATATTCTCTTAGTGCCTCTTGTTTAGTTGTTTTTTTTACCATTATCACCCCCTAAGATTATATATGCAAAGAGCATATAAATTAATATCATTGGTATTGTTTCAAGTATAAACATTGTTCCCCCCTTGTTAAGTTTATATTAACCATTTTGGTTTATTATGCAAGTTCTAAAACCATATCATTTTCATAAGGTATTGCATTCTTATGATCGTTATTAGGTGTTAAAACGAACCAATTACCTTTCTTTTGAAATATGCCATAATCTGACAAATTACTTTCATCAAAGTAAGTATTCATTCTATCTTTTGTAGTTTTAGAAAACCAACCACCATTATTAAGTTTAATAGTTTTATTAACTAAATTATGCTCAATAATTTTAGTTGAATGGTGAACCACATTGACAGTATCGCCATCAGTGTGAATAGTTGTTTTATATGCTTTCATTGTTTCCCTTTCGTTGTTGTTTATGTATTAACCATAATGGTTATAGTATAAGAAGTAAATATATACAGTGATCAAAATGGGTCAAGATATTAGTGTGATATAAATGCAACACGTGATATTTATGCAACATGAAGTTTATTTATAATATTGAAGATGAGCAAGGGACCAAGGAAACATTACAAGCTATGTCATATAAAAAACTATTGAAACAATTAAACACCAAATACAAAGAAGGCGAAGTAATAAGAGTTTCATATCAAAATAAAAAAGGTCATGACTTGCTTAAATATATTAAGATTGAAAGAGTTGAATAGTTACAATTCCAACATCAACAGCGCCAGGCTTTCCCTCACATTATAAAGATCGGACAACACCATTGACCTATTTATTTTCCGATAACTTAAGATTATCGGAATTAGTATTGATAGTTGATAAGTTATAGATACTCACTTATGGTAAAATTTACAGCTTGCGACCCCCCCTACACCCTACAGATTGCGTGCATAATAATATATATATATACATGGGACTCGAGGACTCCCTTACAGCCATAGCCAGTTATTCACCTTGGCAGACCACCCTTTCAATTAAATAATAATTACTATATGTAGTAGTATATGTGGAACTTCATACAAGACGATCTATCATCAATAGTTTATATCGACCCCAAGAAACACACTTTGGTCATAAAGATATTTGGTTTA